CCACTGATCACATATGTATTTGCCAAAGTGACAGCAACATTATTCTCAAAGAGATGACCAAAGGTGAGGACTGCTTTCATATTATCATCAAAGTCTTTGGGACTTTTTGAAAGATTTTGAATGAGGTTGATTGTGTCTTGATTTAACATAAGTTTCTCCATGATTATGATTGTTATGATTGTTTTAAAATAAAGTCTTGAGTAAATAAGTAACTTCTTGATTGCTTGCTGATCGAATGTATTGATCATACAAAGTGACAAGCTTTGCAAAGTCACGACCATCGAGAGACAGTTCCTCAGCTGGGAACTCGCCTCCTTCAAATAGGATTTGATCTGCTGCTTTCTCAATCATTGCTTTTGTGATCTTGCCTTGATTGATCAATACTTGTATGTCTTCATCTTCTCTCATCTCAATGCGAGACATGGCCTCAAATATAGATCGAGCAATGTCATGATTGATGACCTTCGAATACTTGCTGATCTCAATGGGTGCATCCTCTTTCCACAGCATGACGATGACAATGATTAAAAGTAAAGCAATGAAATACAACATATTAAAGCTCCAATAGATTTTGATTGTTAATGAGTTGAACGAGTTCAAAGTGAAACACTTCGATCTCTGTGGCGTGATTGCCTGAGAGAACATATGAGAACGTTGTTGTCTCACGAATTGGATCACCATCGTGATTCTCATCACATTCCAAGATCTGACTGATCTTGAAGATCTCTCCTGTTGTTGGGTTCTCGAATGTATCAATGAATGAGAATCTCATTGCTCGTTCTTTCTGAAGTCGTTGAGAGTCAAGTGACATCCTGTCATGTCTGCAAGTGAGTCAGAGATCTTGAGTGCTGTGCTCATCTTCATGCTCTCACTTCTCAAATAGTTTGAAAGCATTCCTTGAGTCACATTCATTCTGATAGCCAAGTCAGTCATTGTAAATCCTTCTTTTGCAAGAGAGGATTTGATACGTCGTTTTAATTTACTCATTTTATGCTCCTAAAAATTCAGCAGTTACATCTTTTAAAAGTGACTCTTTGTTGATCATGTTAATGATAAAAACTGTCCCTTGTTCATCTTCAGCTTCAACAGCAACATAATTCTCTTTTTTTGCTGCTTTAGCTTGCATTCCTTGAATAAACCAATCAAAATCTGCACATTCCTCACGTCCAGACATTGTATCCCATACGCTTAAATCTTCTAAAAGATAATCATAAGCATCATCATCATCAATATCAATGTCAAAAAAAACATTGAATCTCTCTTTGATCTCGTCAATTATGTCTTGATTATAATCAAGATCACAAACTTCTAAGACTTGATCTTCTGAAATGTCAATCTGATAAACAAACTTTGAAGCTCCTGACATAAAGTATGGTGTAGAGCTGAAAAACAAAGCTCCTTGGAATTCGTTGTCATATGATGATGTGATGTTTGTGATTGCTTCAGGACTTGTGTGATAAAGTTTCATTGTGTCTCCTTTGTTTGTTGATAGTCGATTATTAAACTATTATATTCTGCCTGTCAAATATTATTTTAAAAAAAGTAAAAAAAAGATTTGATAAGTGAATTTTATTATATTATATAAAGAGAGTCAAACCAAGAATCATGGAGGAAACAATGAACGAGTTCGAAGTACAATCACTTGTCATGCAAGCAAGAGGAGTCAAGCCAGCTGACAAGTTTGTGATGATCTGCATTCTCAAGAATGTTGATTGGTCTACCTGGAGAGGATCAGTCAGATTATTATACATAAGTAAAAAGTATGATGTGAATCTCAGAACACTACACAGAATCATTCAACGATTAAAGAATCTTGGATGGATCAAAGTTAATTCAAAACCTAGCGAGACAATCATTGATGTTGATCTCAAGACATTAACTTTAAAAAAAGGCAGTGTCAAAATGACACAGTGTCAAAATGACAGTGACAAAATGACATCTAGTGAATGTCAAAATGACATTGTGGAGAGTGACAAAATGACACTTAGTGAATGTCAAAATGACACTCATATCAATAAGAACAATAATAATACAATAAATATCAATAAGGATGATCTTGAGATGGTGAGCAAAAAGGAAGCACTTGCATTCACATCATCACAAGATTTTAATAGTCTGGGACATATGTGTGATCATCGAGGTAAAGTTCCTCTCCATGTTCTCAATGCTCAACATAGAGTCAGAGAGATTGAGAGACGATGGTTGAAGTCAGATGAATCAAAGAAAGATCTTGATCATTATGGATTGAGAGTTGCTCGTGAGAAGTTTGACAAAGGAGAGAAGCTCGAAGATTATCAAATTTATGGATCACGAAAAGAAATCAAAAAGACATGGGGTTAATTATGAAAAAGATTGGAGAAGAGCCAAGGCTCAAAGCAATGTTGAATTCATTCAATGTATTATTGGAAGATGAGGAACGTGTTCGTCCTGATCCTCCTGTTCAAACAGATTGGTCAAACTTTGATGCTGATTATTATCATCTCAATGGCTTGATCTTTCCAGGTCGTAATCGCTTGATCGGTGTCGCTGATCCAGCTTGTCATGCTTGTACTGAGGGATATGAATATGTGAGAGATGGGATTCATCCAATGGCCATCCCATGTCGCAATTGTGGAAAGTTGAGAAAGTCTCTGAATCGTTTGCTCAGAGCTGGCCTCCCTAATGATTCAATCAATGCTTGTATCTCAGAGTATTCTTTTGACAATCACAATCAAGAGCAAGCATTCTATAGTCTCATGAATTGGGACGGACAATCAGCAGCACCATCATATATGTTTTATGGTCGACCAGGCAATGGCAAATCAACTCTCCTTTACATCTTAGCAAAGCACAAAACAGCTGATGGATTCAGAGTCAAATATGCTCATCATTATCGAACCTTTGAAGCTCAGAAAAGTTCATGGTCAAAAAAGAATGGAACAACTCATCTTGACAACTTCTTGTATGATGTTGATCTCTTGCTCCTCGATGAGTTTGGTGGCCTTGGTGGAGGAACAAAAAAGTATTCTGATTGGTTCAAGAATACAACGATTGAATTCCTTGGATCAATATATGAGAGATGGAAAGGTGGAAAGATGGGAGTTGTCATGACAACAAACCTCTTCCCAACTGCAATCAAGAATGATCTCTTTGAGGACAACTATGCAATTCTCTCAAGAATGCAAGACATGTTTCAATACCCAATTCATATGACAGGTCAAGATCGTCGCAAGCCATTGAGCAAACAATCTGTATGGGGACAATGATTCAAGGGGGTGATGTGCAAGATGAAAAACTGCACTCATCATCATCTATTTTAGTTTAAAAAAAACACATCCACCCCATTGAATGAAAGATAATTTATACCATCTTGGGAATATTCGCAATCTAAAACATGAATCTCTTTGATACCAGCATGATGAATCAACTTGGCACAGGCCAAGCAAGGAGGTACTGAGACAACCATCCAAACTCCCTCAAGTCTCACTCCTTTTCGAGCAGCGTTTGAGATTGCATTCTGCTCAGCATGATGACATCCAACTTCCGTTCTGGTACCTGACTCGATTGATTGACAATTCCTTAAGCAACGATTTCCACTTCCACAAAGATTTGATTCTGACTTTCGAGGAGGACCATTGAAGCCAGCTGAGATTGGGTTATTGTTCTCATCAATGATGAACGCTCCCACTTGACCACGGGGACAAGGTGACATTGATGCAATGAGTACAGCATGTTTCATCCAATGCTCTGGCCACTTCATAAGCAAACATCAAGGACGAATCTCATATTATCGTCTCTCTCAAGAATTGACTTGATGGCCTCAGCGTAATAAGTGATTTCAGCCTGTGCATCTTTGGCAAGTCTCAACCTCAAGAAGTGAATGAGTGCTTGAAGGCTGCAAGTCCAATAGCATTCTGAGAATGTTGATAATGGTAATACGAGTCGAGCCTGTTCACGACATACACCCATATCAAGCAATTGATTGTATATAAAATATTGATGTTGGACAGCCCACTTGTAAAGATCAGCAGGTTCATTCTGATTCATCAATGGTCCTCCAGATCCTTGCTTGACATTCTCTGCTGACTCTCTCCATTGATGAGGTTGATACATCTCATAATCAAATCGAACATATCTTCCACTAATCTCATTGAATGTTGATCCTACCTGGTGCTTTTGCCATTGTCTTAAAACAAAGATTGGAGCTTTGATGTGGAATGTAAATGTCACATGTCGGAATGGAGACGTGTGTTTGTTTTTCCACAGGTATTTGATGAGCTTTCGATCTTGTTGTCTCAATTCACCTGTGTGACGTTTGCCAAAGCTAACACGAGCAGCATTCACAATCGAGAGTGAATCTCCCATTTGGTCAATCAGATCCACAAACCCAAGTCCATCCATCTTGTTTTCTTTCATTAAAGTACCCCTTTAACTAATAACATAAATATTTATTGACTTAATAGACAATAGGTGAGATATTAACACAAAGGAGGAACAATGAAAACAACTATTACTTTTCAAGTCGATGATAGTTTAAATGATTATCTTCGATATCTTGCATACCAGCAAAGACTTTCAATTAGTGAAGTCATACGTCAAATGATTGAAGATCATAAAAAGAACAATGATTCAATTGAAGTCACTGACAAAATCAAAATCTTGGATGAGAGAATCACTCGTCTTCAAGAACAACAAGCTCAACTCTCTTATCAAAGAGACTATCTGAAAGACAGAATCGAGGGATAACATGGGATACAATCATATTCATATCTGTGGCCATCTTGGACGTGATCCGGAAGCCAAGCAAACACAATCAGGAAAAGCAATGTGCAAGCTCAATGTAGCAGTCACAAAACATTATAATGGTCAAGAGAATACAACATGGTTCAAAGTAGTATGCTTTGGTGAATTGGCCGATCGTTGTATCAAAGGATTAACAAAAGGATGCAAGCTCTCAGTTCATGGAGAGATGGAGTGTAGATCATATGATCATAATGGTGAGACGAAATATGACTGGTCTGTACTCATGAGAAGCGTTGAATTTCATACTCGACCAGAGAGAAAGACTCAACCAAAGCCAACGCCAAAGACTGAGGTCCTTGATCCGTGGACTTGGGACAAGACAGAGAATCCAGCTGAGAGTGATTATAAGTGGGAGACTTTACCAGCTCAAAATCATCCAATCAATTCACCTTGGAGAAAATATCCAAGTGATACATTCACGAAAGATTGATACAATGGATCCAAAGCTTTTGACTGAATTTGGAAAGAGAGAAGCTATGTCTCATCAAGATAATCATACAAATAAGACAGACACAACGCACACACGCGCGAGGTATAAGTATTCTGAAGACTTGGCGATGGTCATCTGTACTTACTTGAGAAAAGGATGCACGATTGAAGCAGCCTGTCAAGCTGCCAATATTGGGAGGTCAACTTATTATACTTGGCTTGATGAGATTCCTCAGTTCAAAGAGTTTGTCAATGCAACCGAGTCAGACGTGGAAGCAAACCTCCTTGATCAGATTGCCAACTATGGAGATTGGAGAGCGGCCGCTTGGATTCTTGAGAGACGCTATCCACAACGATGGGGACAAAAGCGAGAGCTTGATGTCAACGTCACAAAACAAACTGGTGTCGATGTAGTGGCCGGTATGCTAAATCACATCATCAAAAAAGAAAGCACTGATCAGCAAAAGGAAAACTGATCAGTGCTATCATTAATCAAGTACTACACTCACCCTAGTTAAATGTAATACAAGAGGAATAACATTAAATGAAATTACAATCAACTGTAAACGTTGGGAGACCAACTGATAAGAATGAGCTTTATCCACTAATCAAGTACCTGATCGAAGATGAGGGATTATCAGCTCAAGAGGCTTGTGATGAAGCTGGCATTCATAGATCAACTTTTTATAGATGGTGCAGAATAAAAGGTGATGCAGTCTCAAAATTTAATAAGAGCAAGAAATCAAAAGTAAAAAGAAAAATGCCGAGTGCTAAGACAATACTTGAATATTGGAGATCAAGTTCTGCATCTTGGTATTTGGATAATATGTCTAAATCAGCAAAAATGAAATTTGACTTTCACTTAAAAATAAATCCTATACATCAACAGTGTTTTGCATGTAATAGAGTATTTATTAAGCATAAATGGGGGAGTTCACGAAGTATACTAGAAAGGTCTCATATTGTTCCTCATGCACTTGGTGGATCTAGTAGTGCTGTGAACTTTGTTTTGCTGTGCAAGCATTGTCATCTTGAGAATCCTAATGTTGATAATGAGATTGCATATTTAAGATGGCTGCAATCGCATAAGTCAAGATTTGAAATTGTCAGTGATGAAATACATCATCTTGCAAAGGCAATGATTGACCGTAAAAAATTAAATAAAGCTCTCAGCATTACAAGATTAGAAGAGATTATTCCCAAGGGTACTGATATTGAAAACTACTCAGTCGAGCACCAAGGTGTAAACTTCTCAACAGTCATCTCAGTGTTATGCTCCAAGATTGATGACATACTTGATGAGCATCATGAGATCAGAATAAGAAGAGGATGCTGATGATTGACATCAACCCCAATGAACTGCAAACAGAAATCATAAAACGAATTGGACAAAGAGACAAGATCATTGCGGCTCGTTGTGGTTGGGGAAGTGGTAAGACCTCAGCACTTGTCTTCTCCATGTTGCTCGTATCCAAGATGAGACCAGGTATGTCATCTCTGATGGTGACTGACACGACTCCAAGATATAACTCGGTACTGATGCCGGAGATGGAGAAGTGGCTTGCTCCCCTTGGATGGACATACAATCACACCAATAAATTGTGGACAGATACTGAGAACGGTTCAACCGTTTGGTGTCGCTCGTATTATCGACCAGGTACAAGAGAAGCAACTCACAATCCTCTTGAAGGTCTCAACGTGACAAGTGGTGTTTGCATGATCGACGAATGTCAGACTCTGACTGCTGAGGTTGCTCATAAGGCTTTGGGTCGTTTGAGAAGTGGACCAAGTCCAATCATGATCCTCGTTGGGCTTCCTGTCATTGATGCATGGTGGTGCAAGATGTCAGAGAAAGCAGAGTATCAACCTTTGTTTTATTCATCATATGTCAATCAAGACAACTTGAGTGATGAGTGGTTTGAAGCAACCAAGCTTCTCCCTCCTGATGAACGTGAAGCCATGGTCATGAATAAGCCAAAGCCTCCAAGTGGTTTGGTGTATTCTGAATTTAATCCAGAAAAGCACATCATTGATGACTTCAAGTATGATCCATCCATGACAGGACGAATAGCAATCGATTGGGGATTCAGGAAACCGTCGGTCTTGGTGATCGTATATGACGAGGTGAGAGAAGCCTCAATCATCATCCATGAATTCAACCCCAAGGAAGTCACCATCGAGCAACTCAGTCAGATGATCCTTGCTTTTGCTTGGCCTCGTGCCTTGATGTCAATGGCTCCATCC